TTTGTCCTGAATGTTTTGAACCAAAACATCCTCAATTAGATCCACCTTATTCTAGACCCGATCCCGAAGCATTACAAAATCCTAGACCCGATAGAGAAGAACCTATTGTTGTTCAAGTGGGAAATCCTAATCAAAGTTTGTTTTCTAGTAATGGTATGCAACCATCAGAGGTAAATGGTGACTTGATTGTAAAGAGTAGAGTTGGTAGAGTGACAATCGTAATATCATGAACTATAGCGAATTATTAACCAATGTAAGAAACTACACAGAGGTAACTTCTGATGTATTAACCAATGCAGTTATCAATGTATTTATTACAAATGTAGAAAACAAAGTAGCAAGAGAAGTCGATGCAGATGATCAAAGAAGATACGCAACGACGACTTGCACTGCCAACAATGCTTTTTTAGATGTTTCTGGCCCAGAAGGTGGTTTTCGTTTTGCTAGAGGATTACAATTAATTGATGCTAATAATAACATTACCTGGCTACAGCAAAGAGATACGACATTCATCGACGAATATTCTATAACTAGAAGTGAAGCAGGTAGCTCTACAAATGGTCAACCTAAATATTGGGCTAACTGGGATGCTACTAATTTGATTTTAGCACCTACTCCAGATCAAGTTTATACAATCGAAATGTGGTATGATGAAACTCCACAACACATAGATACGAGCAACGCTAGTGCTACTACTTTCCTATCTAACAATGCACCTGAGGTTCTTTTATATGGCGTACTTGGTGAAACTTTTTCCTACTTGAAAAATACACAAGATATGCAATTATACGAACAGAAGTTCCAACAAGCTCTTCAGCTTTATGCCAATGAGCAGATGGGACGTAAACGTAGGGACGAGTATTCCGATGGTGTATTACGACTCCCTCTAAGATCAGTAGACCCGGGAGGTAGTTAAAAATGGCAATTAACCAAGCAGTTTGTGCAACATTCAAACAGCAGTTGTTAGATGGCGATCATGATATATCCAGCGATACAGTCAATCTCGCTCTCTATACAAGTTCTGCTACACTGGATGCAAACACAACAGCCTATTCAGCAACTAACGAAGTTGGTGCATCAGGCACATACGCAGCAGGCGGTGCAACATTACAAAATGCAAACGTCAGCTTAACCAAAACTAATGCAACAGCATCAACAGCTTTTGTAGACTTTGATGATTTATCTTTTACAAGTGCAACAATTTCAGCTCAAGCAGCTTTGATTTACAACACTTCATCAGCAAATACAAATGCAGCAATTGCAGTATTAGATTTTGGCGGAGTAAAAACATCTACAAGTGGAACATTTACAATTCAGTTCCCAACTAATGACGCCACAAGTGCGATTCTAAGAATTAGCTAAAAGGCATATTAGATTTACAAACACGAGTGATGTTTGTACTATAAGATATGTCTTTCGCTACTTCTTCATTTGCTGGTGCCCCTTTTGCCGATTTAGGCTCCACATCTATTTCTGTATCTTTAACAGGAGTAAGTAGTGAATCTCAATTAGGTTCTGTTTCTCTTGTAACTAATAATATTCTTTCCGTAACAGGGTTTGGTTTAGCCTCAACATTAAATAGTGTAGGAGTAGCTGCAGGCGGTAATATATCGGTTGTTGCTCCTGCCGATCAAATAGATTTTGAAATAGGAACTCCTATTGTTTCTGGTTCTGCTCCCGCAGTAACTGTTACAGGCATTGAAGCTCCTGCTGAAGTTGGTTCTGTCACTACACTTGCTGATGCCAATGTAACCGTAACAGGATTAGAGAACACTTGGTCAATTGGTTCTGTTAATATTGTCGCTTCACCTATTGTTCAACCAACAGGTGTTTCTATGCAATTTACAGATGGAACAGTGGTGGCTCCCGCCGCTGCAATTTTAACTGGAGAAGAAGTTTCAACTTCTCTTGGTTCAGTTACGATTGAAAGTGCATATAATTTAACTGGCGTTTCTATGCAGTTTGCAGATGGAACTCCAACAACATCAGGTAGTGCAATTGTGGAAGTAACAGGAGTTGAAATGTCTGCATTTGTAGGTAATATGAGATCAACTCCGTGGGCAAATGTGGTAACAGGAGCATCAAATACATGGACACCCGTGGCGGCATAGGATATAAAAAAGTATGGCATTCGCAGTAGCAGATAGAGTTAAAGAGAGTACCACGAGTACAGGTACTGGCACAATTAATCTTGGTGGAACTTCTGATGGCTTTCAAACTTTCGTATCAGGAATAGGTGATGGCAATACAACTTATTATGCTATATCTCATCAAACCGCTGCCGAATTTGAAGTTGGAATCGGTACAGTAACCGATGCAGCTACAGACACTTTATCTCGTGATACAATAATCTCTTCTTCTAATGGTGGATCAGCCGTTAATTTTTCTGCGGGTGACAAAGATGTTATAGCCACCTTACCTTCTTCAAAATCTTTCGTAATTGATAATGCTTCAAATACTTCTATTTCAGCAAACTTAACAGCAACCTTATTCTCAGGATCAGGTGCTTCTTTAACAAATATTAATGCATCGAATGTAGCTTCAGGAACTTTACCTGATGCTCGTTTCCCTGCAACTTTACCAGCGGCTTCAGGTGCAAATTTAACAGGATTAAACGCTTCTAATTTAGCAAGTGGTACAGTTCCAGATGCTCGTTTCCCTGCAACTATTCCTGCATCGAGCGGAGCTAATCTAACAAATTTAAATGCATCAAATGTTTCTTCTGGAACACTATCAAACGATAGATTAGATACTGTACCTACAACAAAAGGGGGTACGGGACTAACTGCAATTGGAACCGCAAATCAAGTTCTCGCAGTTAATGGTGGTGGTACTGCCTTAGAGTATCAAACTATCTCTGCTGATATTACAGGCGTCACCGCAGGATCTGGTTTAACAGGTGGTGGTACATCAGGTGATGTTACTTTAAATGTTGGTGCAGGCACTGGTATCGATGTAGCTGCTGACGCTATTTCTGTCGATGTATCTGACTTTATGACTAATGGTTCAAACAATAGAGTTTTAACAGCCACAGGAACTGATGCGATGAACGCTGAGGCCAACATGACTTTTGATGGAACAACATTAACTATTCCAGCATTAACGGAAACATCAAGTATAACTTACAAAGAAAATGTACAACCCCTTCAATTCAACGATGCAATCTACAATGTCAATGCAGTCAAATATGATAGAAAAGATGGATCATCAAAAGACGAAGTCGGTGTGATTGCGGAAGAATTATATGAGATTTTACCTGATCTTGTTTCTTTGAAAGATGGTAAACCTGATGCAGTCAAATACACCAAGATGACGATGTATCTTTTAGAAGCCTTGAAAAGGCAAAATCAAGAAATACAATTATTAAAGGAAAAATTAAATGGCTAGTACCTATTCAAGTAGTTTAAAATTAGAGTTAATGGAAACAGGTGCTAATGCAAACACCTGGGGAAATAATACTAACACGAATTTACAAACCGTTGATGCTTTCAGTGCAGGATTTTTATCTAAGAGTGTTGCAGGATCTTCCAATGTTACCTTAACGACAAATAACGCCGATCCCACTGCGGAATCTTCTAACAAAGTAATTGATTTAAATGGAATATTGACAGGAAATATACATGTCTTTATCCCTGCGGTTGAAAACAACTATGTAATTTATAATAACACCTCAGGAGCATTTACTGTCACTATTGCAGCGACAGGACACGCTGCTAACGGAACAGCAATAACCCAAGGAGAATACTCTTATGTTTACTGTGATGGGGCTTCCAACTATAATGTAGAAAAATCTATTTTTGGTAATCCTAATGCTGCTTTAACTACAGGAGCAACGTTTACAGGCAATGTTTCTCTTAACGATAATGTTTATTTAAATGTGGGAACAGGTGCTGATTTACAAATTTATCATGATGGTTCAGATTCTTATATTGCTGATGCAGGTACAGGAAATTTAAATATTACTTCCTCTAACACAACTATCTCTGGAACAGGAGAAACTCTAGCAAAGTTTATTGATGATGGTGCGGTAGAACTTTATTATGACAATTCAAAAAAATTAGAAACAGTCACAGGTGGAGTAACAGTAACAGGAACTTTAACAGCGACTGCTCTCACAGAAACTTCAAGTATTGAATATAAAGAAAATATTAAACCGTTAAGTAATTTTGAAGGTATTTATGCTTTAAATGCAGTGAAATATGATCGCAAAGACGGAAGTCAAAAAGGCGAAGTCGGATTTATTGCTGAAGAAATGTATGAGCTATTACCTGAATTAGTTTCTTTAAAAGACGGAAAACCAGATTCTATAAAATATACAAAACTGACAACTTACTTATTGGAGGCAATCAAAGATTTAAAAAAAGAAATAGATATGTTGAAAGGCAATAAGTAATGGCAACATTAAAAAATACAACTATTGATGATACAGGCTACATTAGAATAGCCTCTGGAACAACAGCTCAAAGACCAGGTTCTCCTGAAGCAGGAATGATTCGTTTTAATACCGATTTAGGTTATGACGAATGGTGGACTGGAGGTGCTTGGAATAGGCAAGGGGATAATACACAATTCGTTGCTGCAACTGGTGGTACTATTACCACTTCAGGTGATTTTAAGATTCATACTTTTAATTCAAGTGGAACATTTACTGTTACCTCTGCTGGAAATTCTTGTGGTTCTAACACTGTCGATTACTTAGTAATAGCAGGTGGTTCTGGTGGTGGTTCATCACAATCTGCTGGTGCGAGAGGTGCTGGTGGTGGTGGTGCAGGAGGTTATCGAGAATCTTTTCCTAATCCTGCAACAGGGGGTTTTCCTGTCACTGCAACCTCTTATCCTATTACTGTCGGTAGTGGGGGAGCTGCGGGAAGTTCTGGTGCAAATGGTTCTAGTGGCAATCCATCAATTTTTTCATCTATAACATCCGCTGGTGGTGGTGGAGGGGGAGGAACAACTTCTTCTTCTGGCACAGCTGGTGGTTCTGGTGGTGGAGCAACTTCAAATGGTTCTGGTGGAGCAGGAAATACTCCTCCTGTAAGTCCTCCTCAAGGTAATTCTGGAGGCCAAAGATCAGGTGGGGTAAATGTTGGTTCTGCTGGTGGTGGTGGTGCTGGTGGTGCAGGTAGTAACTTTACCATACCAGGCACTCCTAATGCTGCTGATTCTGGACCTGGTGGTCCTGGAACTGCCTCTTCTATAACGGCATCTCCTGTTACAAGAGCAGGTGGTGGCGGTGGAGGAGCTGCTGCTGATGCTGTCACCGATCAAGGTTCTGGTGGACCTGGCGGTGGTGGTGCTGGTGCTACTCGTGGTGGAACTGCTGGTGGTAATGGAACAACCAATACAGGTTCTGCTGGTGGAGGAGCTGCTGACACAAGTTCTGGTCCAGGAGATAACGGTGGCACTGGTGGTTCAGGCGTAGTAATAATAAGGTATAAATTTCAATAATGGCAACACTTAAAGATACAATAATAAATGACACTGGTTATTTAAAATCAGCATCAGGTACAACCGCTCAAAGACCAGGTTGTGCTTCTGCTGGTATGACAAGATACAACACAGACCTAGGATATCATGAATGGTATAATGGATCTATATGGACTCAAGTAGGACAACTACCCGCTGCCTTTGTAGCAGCGACTGGAGGAACTGTAACAACTTGTGGAGATTACAAAATTCATACCTTCACATCTAGTGGAACATTCACTGTAAGTGACGCTGGGAATGCCCAAGGATCTAACACTGTCGACTATTTAGTTATCGCTGGTGGCGCTGGTGGTGGCAAAGGAAACGGTGGCGCTGGTGGTGGCGGTGCTGGCGCTGGTGGTTATCGTGAGTCTTATCCTAATCCTGCGACAGGTGGTTTACCTGTATCAGCAACTTCTTATCCTATCACTGTAGGATCTGGAGGAGCGGGTGCAACTACAGATGGTGTAAGAGGGGTTAATGGAAACCCTTCTACTTTTTCAACAATCACTTCTGCTGGAGGTGGAGGTGGTGGAGCATCCGCTTCTGGTCAAATGTCAGGTAATCCTGGTGGATCGGGCGGTGGAGGTGGAATTAATGGTGCGGGTGCAGGTGCACAACCTGGCGGCACTGGTAATACTCCTCCTGTTAGTCCTCCTCAAGGAAATCCTGGTGGACCTGCCGCAAGTCCTGGTTCTCCATGGCCTGGTGGTTCTGGAGGGGGCGCTGGCGCTGCGGGTGGTAATAACACTGCAGGTGGTGCAGGAACAACTTCAACAATTAATGCTTCCCCTGTTACACGAGGTGGTGGTGGTGGAAAAGGATTTACTTCTCTAGGTGGAGCTAGTAACCCCGCTGCAACTCCAGGTGGTTCTGGTGGTGGCGGAAACGGAGGAGGCCCTGGATCTACAGGCGGTGCAGGAACTGCAAACACTGGTGGAGGCGCTGGAGGTGGAGGACATCCAGGAAATGGTGGAACAGGTGGTTCAGGCGTAGTAATAATAAGGTATAAGTTTCAATAGGATAATAATATGGCAAATTTAAAAAATACAGACATTGATGATACAGGATTCTTAAAAACTGCTTCAGGGACAACGGCTCAAAGACCAGGTTGTGCTCAAGCAGGAGATTTACGATACAATACAGATGAAGGTTATCATGAAATGTATAACGGTTCTGCGTGGAGAAGATGGGGAGATTTATCAGCTTTTGTCACTGCCACAGGTGGAACCATCACAACTTGTGGAGACTATAAAATTCATACGTTCACTTCTAGCGGAACTTTCACAGTAACATGTGCGGGCAACCCATTAGGATCAACAACTGTTGACTATATGGTCGTTGCAGGTGGTGGAGGTGCAGGTTATCTTCAAGCAGGTGGTGGAGGTGGGGGTGGATTCAGAGAATCTGTACCTAGCCCTGCTGCTTGGACTGCTAGTCCTCTCGCTAATCCCAGTAATTCTTTACCAGTTTCTGTTCAAGGGTACCCTGTCACTGTTGGTGGCGGTGGTGCAGGAAGAAGTTCTCCTGCCGGCAGTGGTACACAAGGTTCCAATTCAGTTTTTAGTACAATCACATCAGCAGGAGGCGGTGCAGGTGGACCAAGTGGTCCAGCAGGTTCTGTTCCAGGTGGAACAGGTGGTTCTGGTGGAGGCGGTGGAGAAAATAATAATGGCGGAGCAGGAAATACTCCTCCAGTATCTCCCCCTCAAGGAAACAATGGTGGAAATGGTGCTGTACCTCACATCTCTGGTGGAGGTGGTGGTGGAGCAAGTGCTGCAGGGACTCCCTCTCCCGCTAATACAGTAGGTGGTCCTGGTGGAAATGGTGTTGCTACTTCAATAACAGGTTCTTCTTCTACATATGCTGGCGGCGGCGGTGGCGGCGGTGGCGGAGGCGGTGGCGGAACAGGTGGTTCTGGCGGTGGAGGAGCAGCACATCCCTGTAGTCCAAGTCACACTACTGGAGGAACTCCCGGTACTGTTAATACAGGCGGCGGTGGAGGATCAGATGGTTTTCCTGTTGTTCCAGGACAGTCTGGTGGTTCAGGTGGATCAGGAATAGTTGTTATTAGATATAAGTTTCAGTAATTATGGTTGAAAACTTCTTTACATTGTATAAATTAAACGGAGGTAAATAACATGGCACATTTCGCAAAAATAGGTTTAAACAGCAAAGTAATGTCAGTAGTAGTAGTTGCTAATACTGATTGTCAAAATGCTGATGGTATTGAAGAAGAAGAGGTAGGAAGACAGTTTTTAGAGAATGCTTTCGGTTGGCCTCTTTGGAAAAAATGTTCTTATAATACACAAGGTGGTGTTCATAAAGAAGGGGGAACTCCTTTTCGTAAAAACTATCCAGGCATAGGGTACACATGGGATGAAGATCGTGATGCTTTTTATGCACCTAAACCACATAACTCTTGGGTTTTAGATGAAAATACATGTAGATGGAATGCTCCTGTTACTTATCCTTCTATCACTACTTATGGTGACAATATTTTCTATACTATAGAATGGGATGAAGATAATCTTCGATGGACAGCGAAAGACAGAGAAGATCCACAAAACTCATTTCGATGGGATGTTGACACAACTTCTTGGGTGGCTCTCTAATTAAAAAATGAGCGATAAAATCGTTCTTACAGAACAATCTGTTGTTACGGGAAGTATTCCAAAAATACTTAAATTTAATAAAGAAGCGATCAAGCTTAATCTTTTAAAAAATTATTCTAATAATAATTACAAAAGTTTTGATGAATTTAATTATCATAAAGATTATTTAAATATTGACTTTCAACAACATCTTACTTGGATCCATGATTTTATTAAAGATGATTACAATTTAAATTATCGTCGTTGTTTAGTTCAAAATTCTTTATCTGGTATTGTTTTATTTCCTGGTCAATCTATTGATTTTCATCACCATATTGATGATTATAATATTTACAATTCTAATGATTTCACTTGTATTTATACTTTAGAATCTTCTAAACATTCTTCTCATCTTGTGTTTGATTACGAACAAGGAAGAAAGCGACATGCTAAATGGAAAGAACCTTTAAAAACTAATCATTATGTTTTATTTAATTCAGAATTAAAACACTCTTATACTACCAATAAAAGTGATAAACCTCTGTTTGCTTTTTGTTGGACTTTTCAAATAATTTGACATCTGCAATTTATCCCAATATATTAAATAAAACTAAGAAGGTGAGAGAATGAATTTACAAAATTATTATTATGTATTTCAAGGTGCCTTAACTCCTCGAACATGTAATCACATTATTCGCTATGGAGATCAACAAGCACAACAAGTTGCTTTAACAGGTGATTTTGATGATAAAGCTCCAACTGATAAAAATGATATATCTAAACTTTATAAAACAAGGAACTCCTCTATTGTTTGGATGAATGATTCTTGGATTTATCGAGAAATACTACCTTATGTGCGACAAGCCAATAAGGATGCAGGTTGGAATTTTGAATGGGAAAAATCAGAGAGTTGTCAATTTACCATTTATCGTGAACAACAACATTACACCTGGCATCAAGACTCATGGAACAAACCTTATAATCGACCTAGAAGTCATGATCACGGGATGATTAGAAAATTATCTGTGACTGTATCTCTAGCAGATGGTAGTGAGTATGAAGGTGGGAATTTAGAATTTGATTTAAGAAATAAAGGAGATAGTACGCCTAACGTTATTACTTCTAAAGAAGCAAGAACTAGAGGATCTATTATTGTCTTTCCTTCTTTTGTTTGGCATCGAGTCGCTCCTGTTACAAGAGGAACTCGGTATTCATTAGTAATTTGGAATTTAGGTTGGCCTTTTAAATGATATTACAAGAATATTTTAAAACACCTATTTGGGTGGAACAGAAATCAGAGTGGCTTCAAGAGGTCAACAAAGCCTGTGATCCTCATATTAAAGAAGCAAAAAAAAGAAACGCAGATAAAATCAAGAAACAAAAAAATGATTTTGCTATTGTTCATCACAGTGGACCGATAGCCACGGATCCTAATCTCAAGTTTTTTATTGAATATATAGGTCAAAAATCAGTCGACTTTTTAGATTTTATGGGGTTTGATTTATCTCAACATACTTGTGTTTTTACAGAATGTTGGGTGCAAGAGTTTCCCAAATCAGGGGGTGGAAATCACAATACCCATGTTCATTGTAATAATCATGTATCAGGGTTTTATTATTTAAAATGCTCAGATAAATCTTCCTATCCCGTGTTTCACGATCCACGGCCCGCTGCAGCAATGTTAAGATTGCCAGAAAAAGATCCCAATAAAATTACATATGCTAACGAAGGAGTACATTGGAAACCCACACCCGGTACTTTAATTATTGCTCCTGCTTTTGTGCCTCATGAATATGTGGTTCAAAAAGGAGATCCCTTTCGTTTTATTCATTTTAACATACAAGCCATACCCAACGCATTCAAAGGAGCCCTATAATGCCAAGACAAAAGAAAAAAGAAAAGACTAACACAGGTAATTTTTTTCAAGATAATAATTACTGTGTCATTCAAAAAGCTATTTCTCCAGAATTAGCTTCATTTGTTTACGCCTATTTTCAAAATAAAAGAGCCGTCGCAAGTGTTTTAAAACAAGAGAGATACATTTCTCCTTTTGATGAGACATGGGGAACATGGGAAGATGCACAAATACCAGGCACTTATTCTCATTATGCTGATTTAGCAATGGAAACATTAATGGTTAGAGTAATGCCTATCATGCAACAAATAACTCAACTTGAATTAGTTCCTTGTTATACCTATGCTCGTATTTATAAATATGGAGATATTTTACATCGACATAAAGACAGACCTTCTTGTGAGATATCTTGTACTCTTAACTTAGGAGGTGATCAGTGGCCTATTAAACTAGAACCTTCAGGAGAAACTGGAAAAGAAGGAGTAACTGTACATTTACAGCCAGGAGATATGTTGGCTTATCGTGGAACTTTATTAGAGCATTGGAGAGATCCTTTCGAAGGATATGATTGTGGACAAGTATTTTTACACTACAATGATAAAAATGGTCCTTTTAAAGAAACTAATCTTAATGATAAAAGACCAATGTTAGGATTACCATCGGAGTTCAAACAATGATTAAACCAGAAGAATTAAAAGATAAAAATTTTAAAATATTTTTAGGAATGCCTATGTATGGTGGAATGCTCACTGAGAACACGATGCATGGCTTATTACAACTACAACAATGGTCAATTGCTCGTGGTGTAGGATTACGACTTCAATCAATGGGTAACGAAAGCTTAATAACTAGAGCGAGGAATACCATAGTTTCGATGATGATGGATCAAACAGATTTTGTAGCAACTCACCTTTTGTTTATTGATGCTGATATTGGATTTCAATCTCAAAACATAGAAAGACTTCTATGTGCAGATAAAGATGTAGCTTGTGGTATTTATCCAAGAAAACACATTCATTTTGAAAAGATTAAAGATATTTTAAAAGAAAACCCTGATGCAACTGCAGATGAAATAGAGGTAAAATCTTTAGGATATAATCTAAATTTTGATGATCCAAAGAATGTTACAATGGAAAATGGTTTTTGTAAGGTTAATGAAGCAGCCACAGGAATGATGTTAGTTAAAAGAGAAGTCTTTCGTAAGATGATAAAAAAGTTTCCAGAACGTAAATATGAGTCCGATCAAATTATTAACGGCACTAATTTTAAGTCAGATAACTGTTATGATTTATTTCCTGCGGGAACTTATGAAACTAAGCCCGGTAAAAAAAGATATTTATCAGAAGACTACTATTTCTCAAGACTATGGCAAGAATGTGGTGGTGAGATATGGGCAGATGTTTCCATGCCTCTAACACACTTTGGTAATCGTGCTTTCAAAGGGCATGTTGGCTCTTTATTTGCTAAAAAAACATAGTATAGTGGCTAAATGCCATTAGTTAATTTTAGACCCGCAGCAGGTATCAATAAAGAAGTAACCGACTACACAGGCGAAGGCAAGTGGACAGACGGTGATAATGTACGCTTTTTTCAAGGATTGCCTCAAAAGATCAAAGGATGGGAGAAGTTTACCTCTACCACTGTGGTAGGTGTGACTCGTGATCAGCATGCTTGGATTTCTTTAGATGGC